CAGAAATGGAAAAGTTCGAAAGTTCAAGAAGCAGAAAATTGGCATCCGAGATTGATTCGATGCTTTTGGCATTGGATGAGGATGTGACGGATGTGGATGTTGATGAAACGCTTGATGAAGAGCTTCCTCCAGAAGTCGAAGCTTCACAGAATGAGACGCCTCTTTGCGGTGATGATGAGGAAGAAGAGATTGAACTTGATCTTGATGATGAAGATCTTGAAGATGATGAAGAACTTGAAGAAGAGCTTGAAGATGAATGTGATGAAGATGATGAGGAATGTGAAGCCTCTGACAGACTTGCCAAGAGGAAAGAAATTCTCACTAAGATCGCCGCAAGACGCAAATCACTTGAACTTGATCAGGGACATGAAGAAGTTCGTGAAGAAGTCAAGCAGGGTAAGGGCGCAAAGGGTGAATCACTTGAATCAGTGTCACATGCTGTTAAAGCAAGCACAAAAGAACTCACAGCTAAACTTGACGAACTTGCTGGTGCCCTTCAGGCTTCTGGCAACAAGCGTTTAGCTAAGAGACTTGATATCATTTCCAACTATCTTGAAACACAAGCCAAGTAATCAAAAGGAGCTACAACAATGTCAAGAATGCGTTTAACAAGAAGAACCAAATTTGCGGCAGATGACACGACTCCGTTCTCAGGTGACGTGGGTAACGAAGACAGAAAAGATCCCAAGAGCGATAAGTATCACACTTTCGTTCACACTAAGGATCATGAACTGCCCAACATGGACACAGAATGGAAGAAAGATTCCAACAGAACAGATGGCAAGAACGAGAACGAACCCATCGGTCTTGGTATCCCGAAAGTGGCACACATTTACGCAGCCGCTCAGAAAGCTACACGTTTAGCTATGATGTTCCTTGGTGATAAGAGCCCCGATAACGTGATTGAAGCTCAGGCTCGTGATTTCATGAGACTTGGCTCCAAACGTTTGGCTGATGCTATCTCACGTTTCCAGGAAACTTCCAATATCTATAAAGCAGAAGACGAAGAAATCGAAAAAGACGAAAAATGCGCAAAAGACGAAGAAACTGTTGAAGCTCCAAAAGCAGAAGAAGCTCCCAAAGCTCCAGAAGCCGCTTGCACAGCCGCAGTCGAAGCTCCCGCCGCAGTAGTTGCTCCCGTAGCCGCTCCCGTAGTTGCTACAGTTGCTCCCGTTGCAGTTAAAGCTCCAGTCGTTGCTGAAGTGAAGGCTCCTGTTGCTGAAGAAAAGATTGAAGCTCCTGCCGCTGTTGAAGCGACAACGGACGAAGATGTTGATGTGTCTGCAGATTTAGATGCAATGCTGTCGGAAGATGCCCCAGTTGAATCCTCAGATGACGAACTAGCAGCGGTGTTTGCCACTGCGGAAAAGTCAGAGACTGAAGAAAAGAAAGTTGAAGCAAAGAAAACAGGCGTTAAAACCCTCGGCGGTCAGCCCAAAGTTGCTTCCAAAAATTCTGAAGTTGATGAACTTGTGAAACTGTGGGGCGATACTCCCAACGTGTCAGAAATTTTTCGCTAATCTCAAAGGAGAGTAGGTAATGGCTCTAAACATTTTAATCAGAACTCAGCTGAGTTCCATTCCGGAGCTTACACCGGTCTGTTTCACAAAGGACAACTACGACGTTGCCAATGAAACAATGACCGTCAACACGCCCAAAGGTGTGTTGGGTGGCTCAATCGCAGGTCTTTCTCCCGCAAACAACTACAAAGTTGTTCCTTGCACGAAGGCCCTTATGCCCGTTGGTCTGTTTGTGAATGACGCCGCTGGCGCCCCATTCGACAACAGCCCCGCAGTGGCTTCTAACAAGATTGCTGTTATCAAAGGCATGGCTTCAGTTGAAGTTGATGTCTATGAAACAGTCACAGTGGCTCCATATGCCGTCGGTCAGAAACTGTATTCTTCAGATAATGGTTTGCTGACAAATGATGTTTCAACGTCCGGTGTTGTTATCGGTGTCGTGACGAAAGTCGCAACTCCCGCTAGCCCCACCCTTGGACTGGATATGAGAGTTTAAGGGAAGGACAAGAGATAAAATGGATACACAACGCAAATACGAAATCATTGGCAACTATATTAAGACTGCCTCCGGCCGTCAGCGTTTAGCCGCCACGATGATCCAACCCCTCAGAGAGAGACGTGATTATACCGCAGTTGGCCGTAAGGCTTTCTACGTGGAACAGCTCCCTGATGGTGCAGTTGCAACATACGACAAAGATCCCAATGTGACCGCTTACTACATTGGCGAAGAAGGCGATAATATCGTCGCAGTTGCTAAGAGCAAGAGGATCCAGGTCCCCCTGTTCGAAATCGCTTCCAACCCGGAAATTCCTCTGACCGAAATTAAGGCCAGAAGATTTGACCTCGTTGAACGTGCGGTCGATAAGGGCAAGTCCGAAATCCAGGCACAGGAAGATACGAAAATCTTCGCAACAATTGATGCCGGTCTCAGATCAGCTGTTGCTCCAAACCCAATCCAGAATGTTACTGGTAATCTGACAGCTAACGCTCTCGCTGATGCGTTTGCTCTCATTGAAACCAACGACGTTCGCGTTGCTAACGTGTTCCTTAACGCTAAAGACTATGCTGACCTGCGCAAGTGGGACAGAGATACTCTTGACGTTGAAACACAGGCTGTCTTGCTGAAGACAGGTCTCATGGGCACCATTTGGGGCGCCAGACTTATCGTTAGCAGGATTGTTCCTCAGGGCACAGTGTATTGCTTGGGCGAACCCGAGTTCCTCGGACGCATTCCCGTCCGCACAGAACTTACGGTTCTCTCTGCTGATAATCCAAAGGCACGTTTGATTGGCTTCTCCATGTTTGAGCAAATAGGCGTTGGTTTTCACTTTGTGCAAAACGGAACGCTTCTTCAGATTGCAAGAGTCTAATCTCTTGTAGGTGTGTG